TTTCATCGCCGTCATCCGATCCAGCATCCCGCAGTCCGGTTAGGCCCTTGAAGCCGTGCAGCGCGAGCGCCGTGGCCTCCTTGCGGCTATATCCTGCATCCCGCAGGAAAGCCTCAAATTCACGTTCTGTTGACAGCGCCTTAACGTCCGTCACCTTTGCATCGGGCAGCATGGGAAATGTCACCAAGCTAATCTCGTGCAAATCCAATTCCATAAGCTTGCGAATGCGCCCGCCGCCTTCTGCAACGGCTTCAACAGTGCGATAGCCAATTGACATGCTATCCAGCGCACCAGCACGCAGCATTACCATAGCTTCTTCGGCCTGCTTGATGCCTTTTAGCAAACGGCCCTTAACGAATAGCCCACGCTCGTCCTCGCGCACTTCATCCCATACGCCGACAATCTGATTTGTGTCGTGTTGCCAAAGCATTTTGACCTTGCGGCCAGTGCCTAGAGACTTGGTAAACGCCCCGCGCTCAACCACATCAAGCCCTTGGTCAACAATGCCAAAAACCGACGCATAGCCCTCAAATTCACCATCCGCGTCAGGTTCTTTTTTCAACTCGAAAGCGGCGTGTTTGTGTTCAATCATGCGTCTGCCCCGTATAGGTTTGTTACGTTATAACATAACAAAGGGCGGGGCGCTAGTCTCTGACCACCCAGCCCATAGCGCAACGGCAGTTGATAACCTGCGCAGCACTGCCAGCCGGATCTCCGGGATACATCATAGCCTCGCCATTGATGTCAAACGGCACGTCTTTGGCCACTATCTGCCCATTGGCAAGCGCGTGATCTTCCCGCGTGCGCTCATCCTCGGCGCTGATCCATTCCTTATCAAGCAATAGGCCAGTTTCATCCGCAGCGGCAAACGCGCCATAGTTAGCGGCCCCGTGCGTTTCCGTGCGAGCAATCATCGCCGCGCGGGCGGTTGTCATGATCGGGATAGCCTCACGGACTAGCTTTGCAACGCCGAATTGCCCAAGCCCTTCCTGATAACCACGGTCAACCGCATTCAAGATTTGTTGCCGCGTGGTATCTGCCACCCGCGTAATCCGCGCCCGCAACATTTCGCCCGCGATATACGCCAAGGCAATCCGCGCCATTGTTCCTGCGAAGTCTTTAGTCTCAAGCGCCTGCCCGCTATCCTTGCCTTGCTGCACAACGCGCCCGCCAAACACCGCCATAGTCGCGATTGCCATTGCCTGATAAAGCGCGGTAAGCCGGTCGATATGGTCACGCGCTAATGGCACCTCGCCCGTATGCTCGTACACGTCCAGCATATCCCGCATGGCCCGCGCCAACTCGGCACGCACGCGCCGCGCAAATCCATCTTCAAGACGATCCATCAAGATCACCTGCCGCCGTTGTTCCCGGCGCGGGTTTTGGTCAATTAGCCTGCGCACCGTATACCCATGCTTTGATGTCATCCGGCGTCAATTCAAGTTTGGCGATATTTTCGTCCTTCAAAAGACTTTCAACTGCCATATCCAAGCTGATCTGCGATGAATTAACCAGCAGCGCATCGCCGCCAGCGATAGGCTTGTACCCCTTCAATTCGCGGCGCTCGTTAATGGTCAAATCCGTAGCACGGTCCGCCATGTCCCAAAGCGTTTGCCGCTTTTCAACAATGGCGGGGATCTGGTCAAGGTCCGGCTTTAGCATCAATTCGCCGCCGGTCAGCCATTCAGACCAATCTTGAGCAATCCAATCCAGCAACGGCACGACCGTATCTTCCCAAAACGCCAAACGCGCCTCGGCGTAGTTTGAATATGTATTATCGCCGGGGATGCCAAGCAATTGGGGAGGCACGCCAAAGCCAAGAGCAATATCCCTCGCGGCGGCGTTCTTGGCGTCAATGATGCCCATATCCGTTGGGCTAAGGCCCATTGCCTTCCAATCTAGCCCGCCCTCTAGCAACATTGGCCTGCCCGCGTTTTTTGATCCCGTGTATTGCTCATCCATCTGGGCCTTTAGGCGGTTAAATGCCTCATCACCCATAGACGCTTCGCCAGCCATCACTAACGCACCGGATGGCCGCGCGCTATTCTGCAGCAACCCCTGCATCCACGCCATAGCCTCGTTGTGCTGGTCGATTGCATAAGCTGACGCCTCAACGGGTGAAAGCCCATACCAATCGTCTAGCGGGTTAAACATGCGGATATGCCGAATATCGCAGTCTTGCGTTTGCTCGTCCGCATCCCATTGATGCTTTCGGCCATTCATTTCGTAGGTGTACCCGCGCGGGAAGCCTGTATCGCTTGGCAAGACCTTCATGCGATCAGGGCGTAGCTGGTACAATTCCCGAATTTGCTGCCCTACTTTTACCCGCTCCTCGTATCCGTTTCCAGACAATAGCAGGTAGCCGATCTTGGCTTGAATATATTGCGCACCTGATTGCATAGGGTTTGGGCGGTCGAGTAGCTTTAGAATTTCATGGTCAATGATTTCAGTCTCGCCGCGCCATAGCGTCCATCGCACGGATGCAACGGCATCTGCAATGCGGTTAACGGCCTGATAGGCTACCACGTTACGCCGATAAGCCTCGTCCGCAAACGCTTTATAATCACGATTTGACCATACAGCCTCGCCCGGTGCCATAACCATCATTGCGCCGGTCGCGCTGGCCTTTTGTTCAGTGCGTCTGAAAATGCGTGGGAATTTCATGCGGTGGCCCTTATACAGTTTGCGGCATGTTACAATATAACGCTGTGAAAGGCTATAGCGCGCGAATGCGGGGGGTTGATGATGATACTACCGGATAATACGCCATAACCACCGCATCGGCAAGGTTGGGGCTTCGAGTGCCGGGCGGTGACTTGTCCACCACTAGCTTAAGCGCCCCGGTTGATCGTGACGCCGTGGCTTGCCCCAACTCTTTTTGCAACTCTCGCAGTTTCGGCAATGACGCGGGCAAGCTGATCATATCATCGGGATCGAATGTCAGCCCCTCATTTATCGCGCGGTATGTCCGTTCAAAACGGCGGCGCAACTCCCACCATGCCTGAGCCTTGAGGTTGCTGTAGAAGTCCTTGTTGATTGGGGTTTGTCTGTCGGATGGGTCTATGTGCTTATCTGGGTGCTGTACCCCAGCCCCGGCAGACCATGGCGTAAACGTCAGCCCGCGCGGCATATCACCTGTTGCCTCAAGGCGGTTTGCCTCTGATTTCACGCCAGCGCCCACGCCAACACTATCGTATTGCACCGATACCGGGCCGCGCCCTTGTAGCATCGCCACGGCCTTGCGGGTGGTTTCGCCCGTATCGCCCCTTGACCAGTCATCAACAGCTTCCAGCACTGCCCCCTTGCGGATGGCTAGCGCGTTGCGGTCACCCCCATCATCGGCAACATCAAGCCCGGCGATAGTTGCGCCGGATGCGGTAAAGCCTAGTTTGATATGCGCGTCAATGGCAGCGCTAATCCATTCAGCAGGGATGATAACCCCGTCAACCGATGCCGCATAGTTCCGGTCAACCTCCTGCGCGAATACATGCGATAGCCCGTCTGCATCGGCCTTTTTCTTGCGGGCCAAATACCACGCATCATCCTTTAGCGGGTGATCACGCCAATCCATGACAAAGACGTTCGTGACGCCCTTGTGCGCTTCCCCGCCATCCCATTCCTTGCCAGCCTCGCGCCTGCGGTGGAACACGTTCCCAAGCCCGTTAACGCTGGATATGTCTATCTGCACTCTGGTATTGTCAGCAAGCGCAGCCTCGATCTTTTCGGGGCGCTCGTAATGCGCGGCCTCATCCTTGAAGTAGATCAGCTTTCGCCCGCCCCGCCCGATGTTATCGCCAGCCTCGCCCGTGATCGTGCTGCCGTTGTCTGGATTGATAATCCGCATGAATGGCATGTGGTCTTTTTCGTTGAACCCCTTGGGCCAAAACTCGCGCGGCAATCGCCGTATCAGGATGCGCATTTTCTCGAATATGCTGTCAGGATCGCCTAGCTTGTCGACAAGCTGCTCTTTTCGCGACCCCCACCCCACAGCCGCGCCGGGATAGAAGCGCCAAAGCCATACAGAGAAAGCCGCACAAACCCAAGTCGCGCCCATATCGCGGGCTTTTTCAACAAGTCCGTTTTCCTCCGCCGCCATGACGGCTTGCAAAAACTGGATAAACTCACCTTGTCGCTCGAACATAATAAACGGCATGTATGCGGGCTTACCTCGTCCGGCGTTGCGCGGGTCATAGGTGTCCGCCCAGTGCGTGATAAACTCAACAGGCCGGGTGCGGTAGTATTCCAACGCCCCTGCAAGCTGTATCTGGTCTTTGCGCATATGCACAAGCCGATCATAGCGCCATGCCCAGACGTGAACATAGTTACCGGGCCAATCACTCGCCTTTGGGATTGATGGCGTTTGCATAAGCTTCTGCTGCTTGTTCCGGCGTCATGTTGATGGTGACCGCTTGCGGCGTCATGCTGCCATCTGGTGAGGTGTGTTCAGTCTTTGACCGTGCAGGCGCATCAAGCCCAAACAATGCAACCTTGCCTTTAACGGCTGCA